TTATGGTAGTGTATCAAGACAACCCGCAGTTGAAGGAAGTGCTTGGTATGCAAGTTCTCCTTGGACTTGGGATTGGAATGCTGAGATAGCACAGAACTCTGCTAATGTAGATTCTTCTTTCTCTGATACTGAAAACCGTTCAACAGGTATTCTTCGTAACTCAATCAATCGTCAAAACACTTATGGTTTGATTTCTAAATTAAACTATGATGTATCAGATGAACTTGAAGTTCAAGTTGGTATTGATTGGAGAACTGCTGGAATAGAACACGCACGTGAAGTTCGTGATTTACTTGGTGGTGATTACTATGTTGATTACGCCGATAAAAATGCTACTGATGGGAAGAAAGTTATGTTAGGTGATATTATCGCTTATCATAATGAAACAACCGTAGATTGGATTGGTGGATTTTTACAAGGTAAATATTCTACTGACAAATTCAACCTTTATGGAATGGGTGGAGTATCCGCAATAGGATATTCTTATCTTGACCATTTTGCTGTTGATGCTTCTAAAGTTTCGGCTGATGCTATTACAACTTTCCAAGTGAAAGGTGGTGGTGTTTATAACCTTGATGATAGAATGTCTGCATTTATTAATGGTGGGTATGTTGAGAAGCCACCTATCTTAGACAATGTAATCAAATTTGATGGTACAGTTGCTACCAACCCAATCAATGAGAAATTTACAAGTTTCGAAATTGGTGGAAAGTATGCAAGTGGTAATGTTGATCTTAAATTGAGTTCATATAATACTCAATGGAAAGATAGAAACCTTACCAAATCTGTTGAAACAGGTGCTGGAGATTCAGGTGATACAGATGTCATTTATCTAACTGGTGTAAATCAAAGTCATACTGGTTTTGAAGTAGAGTCTAAAATTGCTCTTCACGAAATGGTTGACTTGAATTTAGTATTCAGTAAAGGTACTTGGCAGTTCGATGGTGATGCCAAAGGTGATTATCAAGAGATGGAGTATAATGACGACAACCAAGTTGTCGGTCAAACTACAACTCAGTATGAGTATGCTCTTGATGGTCTAATGGTCGGTGACCAACCACAAACAGCTTATGTTGGTGGTTTAACACTTAAACCATTGGAAGGACTTAGCATACAGGGTTTGTATAAAATGTATGATGATAATTACGCTGATTGGTCTCCCGATTCTCGTGAAGTCGATGAAGATGGTGCCGATGAAACTCAAGTTTGGAAAGCTCCTGGCTATTCAAAACTTGACTTACATATAGCATACAAACTACCAGAAATTGGTGGTTATGATATGACGCTTAGTGCTCATATCTTTAATGCTCTTGATGGTGTTTATGTTCAAGACGCAGTTGACAATAGTCAGTACAATGGGTATGGTGATAAACTTCACTTAGCTCATAACGCTGAAGTATTCTTGGGAACACCAAGATACTACAATGTAGGACTATCTGTTAATTTTTAAATAGTAAAGTGCGGGGGCTTGAAATATAGCCCCCGTTTTACTAAAAAAACCCTTGACTTGTATAGGGTTTTTGTTGTATATTGAGGTATCGGAAATAAGGGAGTTAGTTATTTATCAAAATTTGTGGTGTGAAAAGAGAGGTGGTAATCAAGTAGAAGTTCATCTATGGGATGATGTTGCTGGTTATCAAAATTTTATATTTAAGAATTACGCTTACGTAAAAGACGGAAGTGGTCAATATCGTTCTATTTACGGAGATAAGTTAAAGAAAGTAACGTATTGGACAGAAGAAGATTTTAAAACAGGCAAAGTATTCGAATCGGATATACCATTAGATACGAGAGTACTTTTAGATAGATATTCAGATTCAGACGAACCATCTAAAAATCACAGAGAACTATTCTTTGACATTGAAGTAGAAGTCACGGATGGTTTCCCTGAACCAGCAAAAGCTAGTAATAAAATCACATCAGTAGCATTTTATACTAAACATAATGGAGAGTATTCAGTTTATGTTTTAGGTGAAGGTAAAGGTAATATTAAGGATGGGGTTGATATTCAATTCTTCAAGACCGAGATAGAGTTATTAAAAGCTATTTTACAATATTGGATGAATGTTAAACCGACTATAATTACTGGTTGGAACATAAATGGGTTTGATGTACCTTATTTATATAATAGAATATCTAAAGTCTTGGGTGAGGAGTTTGCCAATGCCCTTTCACCGATTCAAATCGTAAAGTATAACCCAAACAAAAAGATGTATCGAATTGCTGGTGTTAGTGCTTTGGATTATATGGATTTATATAAAAAGTTCACCTTTACTCAACAATCAAGTTATAGATTAGATCATATTGGAACTATTGAGGTTGGAATTGGTAAGGTTGAGTATGAAGGCACATTAGATGATTTATACAGAGATGATATTGATAAGTTTATTGAGTATAACTTGAATGATGTTAAGATTGTCAAGGCTCTTGATGATAAACTAAAATTGATTGATTTGGCAAAGGGTGTATGTCATTTAGGTAGGATACCTTATGAAGAGGTTTATTTCAGTTCTCGTTATATTGAAGGTGCGATGTTAGTTTATTTAAAAAGTTTAAATTTAGTCGCTCCGAGTAAAGCCTACGATGTTAGTTATGATGGTTCGGATGGTAGGTTTAGTGGTGCTTATGTGAAGAGTCCTGAACCTGGTTGTTATGATTGGGTGTTTGATTTGGATTTGACTTCTATGTATCCATCAATCATTATGAGTTTGAATATGTCACCTGAAACTAAAATAGGTAAGATTAATGGTTGGGATGCGGAAGAGTTTATTAAAGGAGTCACAAAGACATATTCTGTAGAAAAGAATGGTAAGATAATTAGACGATTCAGTAATGGGGAATTAAAAGATTTCTTTAATAAAAATAATGTTTCAATATCTTCCAATGGTGTGATTTATGATTTATCCAAGAAAGGTGTTATACCAGCTATCTTGGAGAAGTGGTTTAATGAAAGAGTTGAATATAGAGCATTGTCTAAAAAGTATGGTAAAGCGGGTGATGAAGAATTAAGTAGTCATTTCAACAGACGACAACACGTTCAGAAGATTTTGCTTAATAGTTTATATGGTGTCTTGGGTTTAACTGTCTTTAGGTTTTATGATATAGATAATGCCGAGGGTACAACGACTACTGGTGTGAAGTTAATTCAGTTCACGGAGAAAGTTACCAATAACTACTATAATAAGATATTGAAAACCGATAAAGACTATTGTATCTACACGGATACGGATTCAGTATTCTATAGTGCTTTACCATTAGTTAAGGATAGATTCCCAAATGCTGATGTTAAAGATGAGAAGTTTATGACAGAACAAATTCTTGATATTGCTTCAGAGGTTCAAATATATATTAACAAATCATATGATTACTTTGCTAAAAACTTCTTAAACATACATGAAGGACATAGGTTTGAGATTAAACAAGAAATGATTGCTAAGGCTGCTTTTTGGGTTACTAAAAAACGATATGGTCAATGGATTATTAATGATGGTGGTACTCCATGTGAGAAGCTAGATGTTAAGGGATTAGATATTGTCCGTAGTTCATTCCCACCAGCATTTCGTGATTTCATGACTAAGGTATTGAAAGCTATTCTTTTTAAAGTTCCAAAAGAAAGAATTGATGAATTCATTTTAGAATTTAAAAAGGGTCTAAACGACCATGATATTACAAACATATCTTTACCGAGTGGTGTCAAGGGTATAAAGAAATACACGAAGAAAAAGACAAAACATGGTTTTGGTAGTAAGACTATGTTTACCGAGATGGAAAAGGGTGCACCAGTCCACGTTAAGGCATCAGTTATCTATAATGACTTGTTAAAACATTTTAAAGTCAATAATCACGAGCAGATTAGAAATAGTAGTAAAATTAGATGGGTTTATCTGAAAGACAATCCATTTAATATCGATGCTATCGCTTACAAGGGTTATGATGATCCTAAAGAGATTATGGATTTCGTAGCTCAATATATAGATAGGGATAAGTTATTTGATAAAGCCCTAAAGAAGAAAATAGAGTTGTTCTATGAGAGTATGAAATGGGATATGCCCATTGATAAAAAAACTTCAATTGAAAGGTTTTTTTAACTTGACTTTAATGAAAAAAATTCGTATATTAACACACAATAGGAGTCGTAATAATGAATAAAATAACATTGGATACATTTATCCAAAAATACAATCTTGGTGGAAGTATAAATTCCGTCAAGTGGGAATCAACTGGAGATACATTATCCACTCGATTCATTTCACCAGACAAAAGTCTATTAGGTGAATTAACTTTGTCAAAACAAACTTTACCTGAGTTTGAAGTTGGTGTTTATGATACACCATTATTGTCAAAAATGATAGGTACTTTAGCCGACAAGGTTGATTTCAGTTTAACTGAAGTTGATAATATGCCAGTTGCCTTTAAGTTATCGGATTCGATAATGAAAGCTGATTATGTATTGGCGGCCATTGGTGTTATACCCGATGTACCTGCATTAAAGAACACACCTGAGTTTAATACGATTGTGAATATTGATAGTCAGTTTATCAATTCATTCATTCGAGGTAAAGGTGCTTTAGGTGATGTTGATACATTTGCTATTAATCCAGTAGATGGTGGAGTTGAGTTTGTAATTGGATATAGCGATATTAATTCAAATCGTATTAGTATTAAGGCAAAAAGTGATGCTGTTAATATGACGGATTCGATTGTCTTTAATGCTAATCTTTTTAAAGAACTTTTAAATGCTAATAAAGAGTGTTCCAAAGCAACACTTCAGATTAGTGATAAAGGTTTGGCTCACATCGAGTTTAATGTTGATGACTTCAATGTTAAATATTGGTTAGTTTCACAGCAGGTTTAATATGGAATCACATGGATTATTTGTAGAAAAATACCGGCCGAAAGATTTATCAACATATGTTGGTAATGACCATCTTAAATCAAAAGTAGAGAGGTTTATAACTGATGGAAATGTCCCACATTTACTTTTATATGGTAGAGCTGGCGGTGGAAAAACCACACTTGCTAAGATTATTGTTAATCACGTTGAGTGTGATTATTTATATATTAATGCGTCGGATGAAAGAAACATAGATTTGGTTCGAGACAAATTGAAGACATTTGCTTCTTCAATTGGTTTCAAGCCAATGAAAATAGTTATTCTTGATGAAGCCGATTACTTAAATGTAAATTCTGCTCAACCTGCTCTACGTAATCTAATGGAAACCTTTTCTGCTCATTGTAGGTTTATCTTAACCTGTAATTACGTTGAGAAGATTATTGACCCGATACAGAGTCGTTGTCAAAGCTACAAAATAGTACCACCAAGTAAAAAAGATGTTGCTCTACATGCTAAGACTATCTTGGAGAAAGAGAACATATCTTTTGACTTGGATGATTTGGCACTCGTTGTAACTGCTGGTTATCCTGATTTACGAAGGGTAATCAATGAATTACAACGAATGTCAATAGATGGTAAGTTGAAGATTGACAAAGATGGAATGTTACATAATGAGTTTAAACTTCAGTTTTTGGAGATGATTCAAAATAATTCTGATATTCGGTCAATTCGTAAATTGATTGCTGATAGTGGTTTTAGTGACTACACGGAATTGTTTAGGTTTCTTTATGATGAAGTTGAAAACATAACAAGTGATAAGATACCCGATGTTATTGTTGAAATATCAAAGGGAGCTTATCAAGATGTGATGTGTGTGGATAAAGAGATTAACTTTATTGCAACCATGTCAAGCATATTAGGAAAATTACAATGAGTACAAAACCAATGAAACCACTACCAAAACAAGAAGTCCAGGTAGACTTACAGGATGCAGAAACAATGACTTGTCTAGAATGCAATAATAAGATTTTCATTCAAGGGTATGTCATAAAGAAAATATCAGCTATTATGTCACCAACGGGTAAAGAAGTCATAGCTCCAATTCAAGTGTTTAATTGTGGAAACTGTGGTGAGATATTACCGTTAAATGAGATAAATGAACTTATTTAGTTGGATTAATGAACTATTTGTCGGTAAACGAGATTGGGATTCTTTTTCGGATGCCGACAAAAAGAAGTTTAGTCCATTTATGGTAAATCGTTATTTGAGCATGGGTGATGAGTTTTTACCTTTCGTAAATCACTTTCAAACATATACGATAGAAGTTATGCCACATAAAGCCGTGTATCAATTCTATTGTAATTTACTACCAAAGAAAAAGACTTACTTAAAGTATTTGAGTGGTAAGAAAGAAAAGACAAATGATTTAGTTGTTCCTTTCATTATGACTTACTTTGAAGTAAGTAAACATCAGGCTGCTGAATACTATGATTTGATGTCAAAAGAAGAATTGATATTGTTAGTAAAAAAATATGGAAAATCCGATAAAGAAATAAAGAAGATGAAAATTAGATGAGTAAGCTATGGATGGCATTAGGAATATCATTGATAGGTCATATATGGGCTTGGTTTCATATGCAAGGTCAATTTAAATATGAATGGGCTAAGTCTTTATGGTGGGTTGTATTTGGTGGTATACCGATTAGTATTGCTTTTTGGTATGGGACAAAATGGTATTATGAATATTTTCAAAATTATTGGTATGTTAGGCCCATTGGATTTGGAATGGCTACAATAGTATTTACCGTATTGACTTATTTGATTTTACACGAAGTACCTGACACGAGAACAATAATAAGTTTGGTTTTATCAGTTGTTATTATTGTTATACAATTATCACATTTAATAATAAAATAGAGGAAGTTATGGTTATTACAGAAAAAGAAGCAAATTCTAGTTCAATGAGTAACAGTAGTGATATTGTAACAATGATGGAACAAGAATGGCCAGAGATGACCGAAGAATTTAAAAGATTACAACGAGAACAATATGAATTGTTCTGTCACAAGCAACATGATTACGGCCCAGGGAATATTTCAGTTGGGACACAATTACAAACAGAAGAAGATATAAAACTATCTCTTACAGGATTGTTCTTCAGAATTAATGACAAAATCCAAAGAGTAAAGACCTTGTTGATTGGTGGAAGAGTTAATGCCGTAGAGGGTGAACCATTAGAAGATGCCTTTTTGGATATGTCCAACTATGGTATAATGGCAACAATAGTAAAAAACGGAAAATGGGGTAAATAATGACAAGAAGAGAAAAGTTATATTCACAAAATGAATTTTCAATTTATGGTGTATTTAGATTCACAGCGTACTTTTTGGCTTCAATAGCCATGTATGTTGGTGATTTGCAAATAGCCGGAGTAGCCTTTGGATTTGGAGCTATTTTGGGTTTCATTCGCAGATTAGCAAGGATTTGGGAATAGTATGGAAAGATATTGGGGTGAAAAAAAACAACCAGTTAAAAGGACGAATGGTGACGACAACGATAAACACATATCAGTACAGGATAATAAGATTTATTTTTATTCTGGTGTTAATCGTAATAGTTGTGTCGAATTAAATAAAAAAATTGGGGAGATGGAAAGTAAAAGCTTGACTTTATCAAAAACTCTTGGTATATTACCACCGTCAATAAAGTTGTTTATTAATTCAGGTGGGGGTTCTATCGTAAGTGGTATTGCTTCTATGGATACGATAATAAGAACAGAAGTTCCAGTTCATACTTACGTGGATGGATTTTCAGCAAGTGCTGCCACTTTTTTAACTGTAGTTGGTGAGAAAAGATTTATGAGTAGAAATTCTTATATGTTGATTCATCAGTTAAGTAGTAACTTTTGGGGAACATATTCTAATTTTGAGGATGAGAAAAAAAACTTAGATTTAATGATGAAAACAATAAAAGACGTTTATAAACAATACACTAAACTACCAATGAAAAAACTTGATGAAATATTAAAACGTGATTTATTGTGGGATGCTCAGACTTGTTTGGATTATGGTATGATTGACGAGATAGTATAATGGGACACGTATCACATAGTCAGTTTGTAAGTTATAACGAATGTAACCTTAAATGGAAACTTCGTTATATAGATAAGTTAGGAACATTTACAGGTAATATTCATACATTGTTCGGATCAGCTTGCCACACCGTCATACAAGAATATCTCACGGTTATGTATGGCACTTCTATTATAGCTGCTGATAAACTTAATATGGAGTCTCGATTAAAAGAAGAGATGATGAGTGAGTTTACAAAGATAAAAGAAAACCAAGAAACCTTACCTTGTAGTCAAGATGATATGATTGAGTTTTACCAAGATGGTTTGGCTATACTTGATCACTTTAGAAAACATCGTGGTAAGTATTTTATGAAAAAGAACTACGAGTTAGTTGGTATTGAGTTGCCTATAACTATGGAACTACAAGAGAACGTAGAGTTAAAAAGTTTTCTTGATGTAGTGATACGAAATAAGATATCAGGTAGAATAACCATCATTGATTTAAAAACATCAACTAGAAGTTGGACAAATTATCATAAGAAGAACTTTTACAAGAAAGCTCAATTATTAATATATAAACAATTCTATTCAGAGAAATTCAATGTACCGTTGGATAAGATAACAGTAGAGTTCTTGATATTAAAAAGAAAGATAGCAAAACAAAGTGATTTTCCAATCAGTAGGTTACAGAGGTTTGAACCGTCTAATGGTAAAGTTAGTGTCAATAAGACCATGAAAGCATTCACAGAATTTCGTGAAGCTATCTATGATGAAGAAGGAAACCACAAAATAGACAGAGATTATAATGCTTCTCCTGGTAGTGCTTGTAAGTTCTGTGAGTTTGTAAAAACGGAGCATTGTAAATGGGGAAAGATACTTTAAGAGTAGGGATAGTCGGTAGTAGAAAATATGAAAACCGAAGAAAGATTAAGGAATTTATATTTAAATTAAAAACCGAGAAAGGACCAGATACTATTATAGTTAGTGGTGGGTGTAAAACAGGCGCTGATTATTACGCTAAAAAATATGCTTTAGAATTGGGAATGCAGTATCAAGAGTTTCCACCACAACATGAAAATTGGAATTTATATTGCCCAAAGAATCAAAAGGATTATGGTAGACCATATAGTGTGAAAAACTTTTTTGCTCGTAATAAAATAATTGCTATCTATTCAGAATATGTCGTGGCATTCATACCAAGAGGAGTTGAATCAAAGGGTTCTATGTCCACGATAAATTATGCTAAGAAATTTGGAAAAAAAACACTCGTTATCGATTGAAGTTTTATATTTATGTATATACAAAAGTGGTAAGGTTATGAAGCATGAAACAAAATTAACATCCGTTAAAATAATAAAAACACTATACGAGCAATTTAAATTCAAAACTGTTAATTCTTCAATGAATTTACAGAAATTAGTCAATAGATCAGTTCATCAATATTTAAATAATGTTGTAGTTAAAGAACAAATAGAAAACTATGATAAACTATATGCAAGTGGGAGTCGATTTTAATGAATTATCGAGAAGATTTAATTAAAGTTAGTGAGTTGTATTTTAATGCTCAAATTGAAAAACATAAAATCAATGTGGAAAATTTACTTGAAAACCAAGTAGGGGTAGCAGAACATCCAGATATAGTAGAGACTATTGAAAAGGAATTACAAGTTATTGCTAACTATGATGAAAAATTAAATGTATTACAAAAATACTTTAAAGGTAATACAGGATCTAAAGAGGTTTTAAATGGCTAAAAAGAAAATTCTATTAATGTCCGATGATTTACGGATGCATAGTGGTGTCGCTACCGTGTCTAAAGATATAGTTATGGAAACACTAAATGAATATGATTGGGTTCAAATGGGTGGAGCAATCAAACATCCTGAGTCAGGTAAGGTTGTTGATATGTCCGAAGGTCTTGACGAGTTTGGGATTAAAGATGGGTATTTGAAAATTTATCCCGTTGATGGTTATGGAAATGAAGATTTATTACGAGAAGTACTTGCAGTAGAGAAACCCGATGCTATTCTTCACTATACGGATCCACGTTTTTGGATTTGGTTCTATAATATGGAAGCTGAAATAAGACGTAATATTCCAATTTTCTATTATAACATTTGGGATGATTTACCAGATCCACAATACAATACGAATTATTATAAAAGTAGTGATTTATTAATGGGAATATCTAAACAAACTTATGGAATCAATAATCGTCTGTTGCCTGAATATGAGGATTGGCAAACTACATTTGTACCACATGGCATATCACCTCGTAGATTTAATAAGGTTCAAGATGATGATATAAAATTAATAGAATTTGATGAAAAGTTTGGAATATCGGATAAAAAGTATAAAATACTCTACAGCAATAGAAATATTCGTAGAAAACAACCGAATGATGTATTATTGGCTTATAAATACTTTATGGATGGATTAACACAAGAACAACGAGATGAATGTGTATTGATATTTCATTGCCAACCCGTAGATGATAACGGAACAGATTTACCAAGAGTTCATAAACATTTATGTCCTGATTATGATATTTGTTTCACTTATGATAAAGGTGGACCGATGGGTGATATGGGAATGAATTTGCTTTTCAATACAAGTGATGTATATATTAATTTAGCATCCAATGAGGGGTTTGGGTTAGGTAGTGCTGAAGCCCTTACGGTAGGAACACCAATTATCGTTAATGTAACGGGTGGACTACAAGACCAATGTGGATTCCGAGATGATGATGGGGAGTTATTAACTGCTGAAGATTATATTGAGCTCGGTACTAACCATAGAGGTAAATACAAGACTCATGGTGAGTGGGTAAAGCCAGTTTATCCAGCTTCAATATCACTACAGGGTTCACCGATGACACCTTATATTTGGGATGATAGATGTAATCCTGAAGATGCTGCTGTAAGTCTACGTGAATTTTATGATTTAGATAGGAAAGAAAGAAAACGACTTGGTAACCTGGGTGCTGAGTTCTGTAAAGAAAATCAAATGACAAGTCAAGAGATGGGTAAGAACTTTATCAATTCAATGAACGGTGCTTTTGATAATTGGAAACCTAAAAAACGTTACACGATGGGGAAAGTATGAAGAAATTTGTTTTAATGATTGCACCATTCAATACTCGTAGTGGTTATGGAGATCACGCAAGGTCAATATTTTATTCCATAATGGATAGAGATGATTTAGATATTAAATGTATTGATGTCAAATGGGGTAGTACTCCAAGAAATCATTTAAATCCTGAAGTTCCACGGCATAAAAAACTCTTGGGTACGTTCATTGATGGGAATAACATTAAAGAACAACCTGACGTATTGATTGATATTAGAATACCAAATGAATTCTCAAATGGGGCAAAATTCAATATTGGAATTACGGCTGGAGTTGAAACTGATATAGTTTCTCCTGAGTTTTTGGCTGGTATGAATAAAATGGACTTGAATATAGTACCATCTAATTTTACAGCACAAACATTTCAAAAATGTAATTACGATAAGATGGAAGAGAAACCTGATGGTTCAAAACAAAAAGTAGCTCAAATTAAGTTAGAGAAACCAATTGAAGTATTGTTTGAGGGCGTTGATACATCCGTATATTATCCAATGGATAGGCATGAACTAAAATCAGAATTTACAGACGAATTAAATGACTTAATTAAAGAAGATATGGCTTATCTTCATGTAGGTCAATGGGGTAAAGGTAAGTATGGAGAAGATAGGAAAAATATACCATTGATGATTAAATGTTTCTTACAGGCATTTGCAAATAAACCCAAATCACCTGCATTAGTATTGAAAACAAGTGGTGCTAATTTTTCTGTTTTGGATAAAGCTGAACTTGTTAAAAATATTAATCAAATTAAAGATGAATTTTCACAAATAGATAACGTACCAAATATTTATTTAATACATGGTGATTTGACTATTGAAGAGATGTCTTTATTATATAATAACCCTAAGATAAAAGCCTTTTTAACTTGTACACATGGAGAGGGTTATGGTAGACCAATGGCTGAGGCTACGTGTTGTGACTTACCGGTCATCGCTTCTAATTGGAGTGGTCATTTGGATTTCCTAAGTGATTCAGAATCATTACTGATTAATGGTAGTTTAACTGAAGTTCCAGACTCTATGATATGGGAGCCAATTATTGTTAAACCATCAAAGTGGTTTAGTGTCAATGAAGCTGATGTAGTTAGAAAATTGAGAATGTTTTATAAAAAACAAGGATTAATAACCAAGAAGGCAAAACGATTAGGTAAGAAAAATAGACGAGAATTTTCATTAAAGGCTATGGCAAATAAATTTAATAAAACACTTGATAATGTTTTAACTCACATACCACAACCAGTTAGTTTGAAATTACCTAAGTTGAAAAAGATAGGTAATGACACACCAAGTCAACCAGCAAAGATAAAACTACCTAAATTAAAGAAGATAACGTGATGAATCCCATGACTTTGCGGGTAACTTGCCCCTGTTGTTTGTTAGATGATATTGATATTGATGATTCGTTAGTATTGCTTGGTGATGATGAACAGAATATGCAATGTTTACATTGTGGTTTTGCTTCAAATAGAGCAATGAAATCGCATATTGATGATAATCCATTTCCACAAGAGTTTAAAGACGTGTGTAGGAATTTAAGTGATAGGTGGTGGGCACCATCAGTTTTTACTACTGAAAATTACATGGTAGTTCCGTTGGTGGAAAAGAAAGTATTGAAGTGGAGATTATTTGCTCAAACTGATCCAGAAACCGAAGTCTTAGTTCCGCATTTTAGTGATGCGTACAAAATGGTAGAAAAATTGGAGAAAACACTTGGCGACCAGATACAACAATCGTAAGATAATTCTATCAGAACAAACATTACCTATTGGTAAGATATTACCTGGTATGATTGTGACGTTTAATTATTCGGAATCAGGTGTTAAGGATCCAAGACCTGTTTTATTATTCTTACATCGTGATAAAGAAACTAACTTACTAGAGGGTTTGAATATTAATTATATTAATGCAAGTAAGGTGAAAAAACTATTTAAAGTTATTGATATGAAAAAAACTGAAGTGGATGAAAGGGAAAATCTAATATCATTAAAGGAAGAGTATTTTAGGATACAAATAGCTAACCCAAAGAAACGTTCTGCTATGACTACCAAAAGATTTTATTCAGATATCGTTAGTGCTGATAATGTATTTAAACAAGCATATCGTAGTTACAAAACAACTAAGTTGACAGCACTAAAGGTTACGAATATTAAATTAAACATGGTTGGCATTAGTGAAGATTAGTTATTCCATATTAACTCATAACGAAACGAATTCATTAGAGAAGTTACTAAAGTTCTTAATCAAGTGGAAACAACCTGAAGATGAGATTGTAATACTTGATGATTATTCTGATGATAAAAAAACAAAACAATTATTAGATTTCTATGTATCTGCACACGATATAGTATTTGAACAACGAAATCTATTGGGTGATTTTGCTTCACAGAAGAATCATTTAAAAAGTATGTGTAGTGGAGATTATAGTTTTAACCTTGATGCTGATGAGATGATAAGTCTTTGGTTGATAAAAAACATACATAGTATTGTTGAAGAGAACGAAATTGATTTAATTTACTTACCAAGAATAAATACAGTAGAGGGTTTAACTGAACAACATGCTAAATATTGGCATTGGAATGTTAATGATGATGGTTGGGTTAATTTTCCTGATTGGCAAGGTCGAGTATTTCGCAATAGACCAAATATAAAATGGGAAAAACCAGTTCATGAGATGTTGATTGGGTTTCAAACATATTCACATTTACCTACGGAAAAACCTTTTTGTATATTACATCATAAGACGATTGAAAAACAAGAACAACAAAATGAAAAATATGCTGGGATTATGAGATGAAATATAAAAATAAAGATGGTATAGAGTTATCGTATGAAGGTCACGAAAATGATTCTAGTGTTCAATTAATAAAAGAAGTATTGCAAGAAGTTATTGTGTTGGGGGATAAAGAAATTTACACAAAATATCCAAGACAAGGTTGGATTAAGGTAAAAGAATTTATAAATGAGAATTTTTCTTTAGATGATTAAAATAAAAATACAAAATCCAACGGTTGGTCGAAATGAACCTACGTTTAGGCCATTTGGTATTATACAAGATATTTTAAGAGATTATAGTATTGAATTAACGGATTCTGATGATTTTGATTATCTATTTATTGGAATGCATGACTTTATTGATAAGAAAAAATCTCTTCAAGAAAGTATTGATTATGGATTAGATAATTTATCTAAAATTACTGGTGATTATTTTCTATTCGAGGGTTCAGATTCGACTTCATTGATGGGGGGGTTTGAAGTATTTGAACAAAGTGATGCTACTTATCTATTCAAAAATCAAATGTTACCATCTCAAGATGCTTATAAAGTTCCCTATGCTCATAATAAATGGTTTTGGGGTAGCGGTAGTGATTTAGATTTATCATATGATATTTCCGATGATATGTGGAAAAGAATAAAATTTACAGGTTGGAATGTCGGGCAACTTGTTCCAAATTATAGAAATTTTCAACCAATAAAACAAGACAAAAGTATTGATGTCTGTGCTATATTCAGAGGTAATCATGATTATAATGAAGATCATAAATCACAGAATAGTCACCTTTATACTGAACATAGAGGGGGGTTATGGAAAGTTTTAGAACCCTTAAAATCTAAATATAATATGATATATGATAGATTACCATTTGAAGAATATATTAAAAATCTAATGGATTCTAAAATATCATTTTCGCCATTTGGTATGGGCGAGATATGTTTCAGAGATTTTGAATGTATGCAGTATGGAACTATAATGATAAAACCTAATCAAGATTTAGTTAAAACTATACCAGATATATATGAACCAGGTAAAACATATATTGATGTAAAGTATGATTGGTCGGACTTAGAAGAAAAAATTGATTATATATTATCAAATTTTGATGAATTAAATGTTGAGATAAATGAAAATATTAGAAAAAAGTTTATGGGCGGGTATGATTATCGTAAGCTTTGTTTGTATTGGTATGATATTTTTAAAAATTTAAGTGGAGTAGAGCAGATATCATGAAAATATTAGTTACAGGCGGAGCGGGTTTTGTTGGTTCACATTTAGTTAATAGATTTTATAATAAAAATTACGAAGTAGTAGTATTTGATTCTTTGGGACATACATCTTGTATTGATAGATTGTGTTCTGTAAATATTCCTATAATTATAGAACGCTTACAGACTAAAGAAGTGTGGGATAAATTAGATACTGATTTTGATTTGATTATAAATTCAGCTGCTGAAACACATGTTGATGAATCATTTGAAAGACCAGTTGATTTTATAGATACAAACATATTAGGTTTACATTATCTTAGTAAATACTGCTCTGATACTAATACACCTTTAATACATTTAAGTACAGATGAGGTTATTGGAAATGGAGAGCCGTTATATGAAGATTCAATGACTTTACCTACTAATCCATACTCTGCAACTAAAGCTGGTGGTGAATCTATTTTACATGCTTATGGTTATTGTTATGGGTTAGATTGGAAAGTTGTTAGATTAAATAATACATATGGGACAATGCAATTTCCTGATAAATTAATACCTTATTTTATTAGTAAGTTACAAGATAATAAAAAATTACCAATACATGGTTCTGGTAAACAAGTTAGATTTTTTTTAAACGTAGATGATTTTGTAGATGCCGTTGAAGTCGTTATGGATAAAGGTGTGAATAAAAATATTTACAATGTATCTACGGATGAATCCTATAATGTATTGGAAGTTACAAAAATGATTTGTGATAATATGGGAAAGGATTTTAATGATTGTGTTGAGTATGTGGATGATAGGTTATTTCAAGATCCAATTTATCTATCAAATAGTGATAAGTTACGTGATATTGGATGGATGCCAAAACGTTTTCTAAAAGAAACTATGCCAGAGTTAATAGATTGGTATACGACCAATGGGGATTTTTTTAATAAATGAAAACATATATAATAGCCGAAATAGGAATTAACCATAATGGTAAACTATCAACCGCTTTGCAACTAATAGAAAAAGCAAAGGAATGTAAAGTTGATGCGGTAAAGTTTCAGAAGAGGGATTTAAATGAGATTTATTCGGATAAAATATTGAATGATCCTAATAGCGCGGAGTGGAACTTTGAATATTTAATACCGCTGTTAAAAGAGATAGAGTTAAATAATGATGACTATTTGGTCATAAAAGATAAGTGTGATGAGTTATCGTTAGATTTGATTATAACTCCATTTGATAAGATATCAGCTGATTTCGTTGGAAACCTTGGGGTGTCTAAATTTAAGATATCGTCTGCTGATATGACTAATTTTGAATTGATAGATAAGTGTAATTCGTATGGATTACCATTAATAATTTCTACTGGTATGTGGGAGTATAAGGATATAAAAAAGTGTGTTTCATATTATAAAAAGAATAATGTAGATTTCTCTTTATTGTTAGCTAACTCTACTTATCCAACACCATATGAAGAAATATCTTTGAAGTTTATTGATAAGTTAAAGAAGTTAACTAAAAGAGTAGGTTATTCTGGACATGAACGTGGAACTTTTATTCCCATAGCTGCTGTATCTTTAGGTGCGTCAATAATTGAAAAACATATTACGTTAGATAGGAATCAAACTGGTCCAGACCATGTAGCATCTTTATTACCATCGGAGTTCAAAACTATGGTTTCTGATATAAGAAATTTGGAAAATTCTCTTGGTAGTGAAAAGAGAGTTAACCAAGCAGAAACTTTAAATAAAGAAGTGTTTGCGAAATCAACAGTATCTACTATTGACTTACATATAAATCATAAACTATCCAAGAGAGATGTGGAGTTTAAGTCCCCGGGAAAGGGTATTTTTCCACACGAAATAGATAAATTTTATGGTAAGAAATTAAAGAGAGAAGTTAAGAAAGGTGATTATATTTCTATAACTGATTTCAAAAAATTGTTAGAATTAAAAGATTGGCGTCAATTTAACTTTTCAAAAAGATGGGGAGTCAAGTGTAGATTTCATGACTATGAAGATTATAAAACTTTAAATGCTCCAGTTATGGAGTTTCATTTATCTGAGTCTGATTTAGACATCGATTTTAGTGAAAGAAATGACAACTCTGAATTAATAATACACGCTCCTGAGATAATAGGTAGAAGAATTTTTGATTTATGTTCAATTGACCCTGATATTTTAAATCCAAGTTTTGATATTTTAAGAAAAACAATCGACAAGACACTTGAAATCTCTAAGAATTGGAAAAAAGCTAAACCAAAATTAGTAGTCCATTTGGGAGGTATGTCTTTATATAAAGTAGAACCATATCATATGGTTTTGCAAAATAAAATGGAAAGAGTGATAGATAACTTTAAGAAGATAGATTACTCACCAGATGATATAGAAATTATACCTGAAAACTTACCTTCAAGGCCGTGGTACTTGGGTGGTGAATGGCATCAATATAGTTTTGCTCCAGTAGATGATATGATAACATTTTGTGAATATTTTAATCTTAAAATGACATATGATATTTGTCATGCTAAATTATATTGTAATGATTATGGTGTTGATTTATTGGATTATACTAAATCTATTAAAAATTATATTTCTCATTTACATATATCAGATGCACTTGGAGTAAATGCAGAAGGTTTACAAATAGGAACTGGTGAAATAGATTTTAAGTCCGTGTTTAATATTATATCAGATATAGATTATTCTTGGGTTACTGAAGTTTGGAGTGGTCATTTACATAATGGTCAAGGTACGTATGATGGTATATGTTGTTTAGAAGATAAGTTTGCAAAGTATCTATAGGAGAATATATTATGGAATCAAATAATTTTTATAAGAAAGTATACAATGACCTTTATGATAGGGGGTATCATAGTAGTGGATTTGCTGGTAATAACTTATTAGATTTCCTAGTAGATAACTATACTCTTAATGAAAATAATAGAGTGTTGGATATAGGATGTTCTAATGGAAGTGGTGTTTCAAAAATAAATAGTTTAGTAAATTCAAATATATGTTATGGTATTGATCCCGCTGATAAAGCAATTCAAATGTGTATTAAAAAAAATCCAAATGATGATGATAGGTTTAAAGTAGGTGCGTTACCTAACATTCCATTTGATGATGGTTATTTTAATGTTATTTTTAGTTCAGATGTAATAGAACATGTCTTACCAGAAGATATTGAAGAATCATTACAAGATATATACAGAGTAACTACTAAAGATTGTAATATATTTTTAGATATAGCTCTTGTACCAGAATCACATAGACCTGATAATTGGAAACCAGTTTACGAAGCTAGTAATTTAGAAAATCTACATACTGGTTTGATTTCTAGTGATGAGTGGTTTATTAAAATTAAAGATAGTAATTTTAAAGTTAAAAATCATGTTATAGAATATGAGGAAGATGGCCAACAGATAAACGGAAAGGATTATTCTGATCAAGAAGGCTGTTTAACTTTACATTTAACTAAAATATGAAAATTATATCAGTTATACCAGCAAGGGGTGGAAGTAAGGGTATACCTTTAAAAAATTTAGTAGATATTAAGGGTAAACCTTTAATTTATTATTCAATACAATCATCTTTAAAATCAAATGTAGATGAGACATGGGTATCTACCGATTCGGTTAGGATATCTAATATAGCAGGTGGTTTGGGTGCAAGAGTTCAAATGAGACCAGATGAGATAGCAACCGATACGTCACCGAGTGAAGAAACATTATTACATTTTACTGAGAATAATGATTTTGATATAATGGTTTTTATTCAAGCGACATCACCACTAATAAAATCTACGGATATAAATAAAGGTTTAGAAATGATGGATGAGTATGATTCGGTTTTTAGTGTATATAGAGAACATTGGATACCGAGATGGTCTTTGAAGGTTGAATCGGAGTGGGATATCTATAATAGACCAATGAGACAACAAGTTGAAGAACATTATGTTGAAAATGGAGCGTTTTATATTACAACTCGGAAGAGATTATTAGATTCTAAATTGAGATATAGTGGGAGAATTGGTGCTGTTGAGATGCCACTTGAAAGAAGTTTCCAGGTAGACACTTATGATGATTTGTCATTGATAAAAAAATTAATTTCGGATTAAAAAATGAAAACAGTTTCATTATTATGTCGAGGAACTTCTTTGGGTTATATTAGTAATGTACCCAAAGTAGATCATAGTGTTATAGTTAACTCATTTCATTATGAAGTAGAGAATATTCAAGTACATGAATATCTATCTGCATGTTCTACCGTAACTCATGTATTAAGTTTAGCTGCATATTTTCCAAATGCTGGTGCTAATGATATTTATAAAAAATATAATTTTGACAAAATCGTCTTACCTTATGTGAAAGAAGTATCGCCACCAATTCCAAATCATATTTTACAAATAGAAGGTCGTGGTGGTATATTACCGGTTAAAAATTTAGATGATATAAATAAAGAAGATATGATATCTCACCCCAGATATGCCTTTACTTCACCTACTAGTGGTTTAGATGCGTTGTTGTATATTGTTAATGAACTTGAACCTGATGAGGTTAACATTGTAGGATTAGATTTTTATGATGATACTGGATATTTGACAAATTCTAATGGAAGAGCAAGAAATGAAGCACCAACAAAAGTAGCAATTCGTAGCGGTGAACCTACTGACAAGATGCAAGAGTTTTTTTTAAATTTTGTAAAGAAAAAATCAAGTATAAAATTTAATTTATATACAACATCAAAAATTAAGTCTGGTATTGATAATTTGAAAGTCAAAAAGGTAATGCCATGAAAACACCAGAGATAAATTTACAATCATCTGTGAATGTTCAAGGTAAATATGTCACTCAGATAATACATTTTGTTGGTGGGGTAAAAAGAACATATCATGGTATTGATACGGATTCAATTAAACAAGGTCAATTTACAAAAATGAAACTTAAAGATGGATCTATGTTAGTAGTTAATGATGTTAATGTTTTAGTGATAGAGGTATTTCCTGAAAATGATTAATATTTATCAACCTTCACTTGGTCAAGAAGAACTTGACGCAATACAAAAGGTATTTGAAAGTAATTGGCTGGGAAAGGGAAAACTAACAGAAAAATTTGTTGAAAAGTTTTCATTAAAGTTAAAATCACATCCCAATAATTTTAAAACTATCTGTAGTTGTACCGAGGGTTTATTTCAGTCAATGAATATTTTAGATATAACTGATGGTGATGAGGTAATTTTACCATCAGTTAGTTTTATAGGTGCTGCAAATGCTATCGTGAATTGTGGTGCAAAACCAGTATTCTGTGATGTTGATACTAGAACTTTAAATGTAAGTGCTGATGACATAGAAAAAAATATAACTAAAAAAACAAAAGCGGTAATAATATTACATTATGCTGGTGTTCCATGTGATATGGATGAAATAGTGGATTTGTGTGATAAACACAATATTAAGTTAATAGAAGATAATGCTAATAGTCCCATATCAAAATACAACAATCAGTTTACAGGAACTATCGGTGATATAGGTCTTTGGTCATTTGATGCTATGAAAATACTAGTTATGGGTGATGGTGGTTTAGTTTATTGTAAAGACCTTGAGTTAGCTAAAAGACTTGATTATGAAGCATACTTGGGTTTAAAAAGTGCTAGTGGATTTTCAAATTCTATAGATACCAAATGGTGGGAATTTGATATAGAGTTGCCTGGTAGAAGAGTAATAATAAATGATGTTACTGCTGCTATAGGTTTAGAACAACTTAAAAAGTTAGATGGTTTTATATCAAGGCGAAAAGAAATACATACAATGTATAACAATACATTGAAACATGTGGATTGGATTGATGTTCCACGAGAGATACCAATCAATAAAGAAAGTTCATACTATATGTATCATATTCAAACAGATAAAAGAGATGAGTTGGCTAGACATTTAAAAGACAATGGAGTATATACTTCATTTAGATATTACCCTTTACATAAGGTCAAGTACTATGAAGATGGGCTTTCATTAAAAAATACAGAAAAAATAATGGATAGAACATTATGCCTACCTTTACACCAATCTTTAACTGATGATGAAGTTAATCATGTGTGTGATGTAATTTATAATTTTAATTTATAGGAGTTTAATATGAGACATTTACATTTGGAAAAAATAATTATTTTAATAAAGGGGTTTAAATAAATGAATAATTTATATTTAAATGCTTGGGGTGGAGTTGGTTCTAAAACTTTAACAAAAAATTTTGGTACAAGTTATTATGTATGGCATACACATTGGCCAAAATTACCTATTTTACAGCCTAGCTACAACGGTGAGCAAAATGAATTTGAACCTATAATAAATGAAGATACTAAAGTATTATACATATATGGAAATCCATATAATGCATTACTATCTTATTATAGAAGGTCACAAGTTGATAAAACTTGGATTCAGAGACATTGTGAGGATTTGAATGGGAGATATTCTGAAATTAATCCAAATTGGTCTGTTGAAGATTATTTAAATAATGGTGAAGATTTGTTAGGTTTAGAACCTCATTTAGATACATGGTTGGATGCGAAAGTGAACTATGATATATTATTTGTTGAGTTTGAAAACATGTGGAATAATCTAGAACTTATATTTAATTATTTGGAAATAGATAAATCATATATAAATACATTTCCACCAATGAAAGTTCGTGCATCAGATTGGACAAACCAATCAGAAAATATTCAAAATAAATTACAAACGTTGTATGGTGAATTGTACGATAAAGTTAAACAGAACGGAACTATAGTTAAGGGGGCAAGTAAATGAAAACATATGAAGATAGTATAGATTTCATAACAGTAGTTTTCAAACGAATAGATTATGTAAAATTAATACATGAAAGTATTAAAAAGTATGTAGACTATCCATATAAATATTACATAGTTAATAATGGAGACAATTCTGAAAATAGTCTTGAATTAAAAAAACTTAACGAAATGTTTGGAGAAGACGATAATGTTGTTATTGTTGAAGGCATACACCAAGTTAACCAAGATGATGGGGTAGTTGTACCCACCAATGCTAATCAAAAATATCCACAAGAATATTTTATTGATAATTATGGTTGGGATGGGTATAGTAAATATGATAAAAGACCATTGGGATTTGCTAGTTGGTTACAATCTGAAGCTATGACTATAGGCACTAAAATTGGAAATGGAAAATATATTTGTCAAGTGGAACATGATGTTGTTTTTTTAAATAAGTGGGTAGAGCACGTACTACCGATGTTAGAAGAAAATTCTTATGTTTCATATGGTTGGAGAAATGACATTGACATTCCATGTATACCACAATGGTCTATTTTAAAACGAGAAACAATAGAAAATAATTTTTATAAAGAACCCGGAGACTTGTATCCAAATTGTCATTACAAAGATACATATGGATTGTTATCATTATGGGCGAAAGAGAACAATCAACCATATATTATTCTGAAAAATAGTTGGAATAATAGAGAATTAAAATCAGAACACTTGTTAAATTTAAGTTTTGGAGAAGAAGCTTGGGTAAATGAAGTTCCATTTCTACATCATGGTGGTAGAGGTGCAACTAGGTCTATAGATTACTATAATGAATTTAGAGACGAGGTTATTAAATATTTAGAACTAAACGTGAGGAAAGATGATGAAAATTAGAGAGAAAATGTTACCAGTTTTAGGACCTAAAGGCGGCAAGGAAGAAATTCAAGCTCTTCAAGAGGTTATTGAAAGTGGATGGTGGGGTAAAGGTCCTAAAGTTGCTGAATTTGAAGAAAAATTTGCTAAAATGGTTGGGCATAAATATGCTGTAGCCGTAACTAGTGCTTCACACGGTCAAGATTTGATTATGAAGGCTTTGGGTTTAAAGGGTATAGATGTAATTAATCCAACTATATCATTTATAGCAACTGCTATGATTCCACTATGGAATGATTATACTTCAAATATAGTTGATGTATTACCGGATACCATGTGTATTGATCCTAAAGATGTAGAACGATATAAGAAATCAAATAGTGAAGTTTTAATTTCTGTTAATCAAGCTGGTGTTCCTGCTGATTACGAAGGTCTACGAAAAGTATTTGATGGGTTTATACTTGAAGATACTGCTCATAGTTGCTATACACCAGGCGCAGGTTTGGGAGGAGATGCTGCAGTTTGGTCATTTCAGGCAGTAAAAACTATGCCATGCGGCGATGGTGGGATGATAACAACCAATGATAAACAACTCGCGGATAAATGTAGAGAGATGACTTGGTTTGGCGTATCTTCAACTTGGAGTAGAGCTAGTGGTGCGACGCCGGGATATGCTTGGGATTATCAAGTGGATTTGATTGGTTATAAATATTATATGATTGATATTATGGCGGCTATTTGTTTGGAACAGATGAAGAAGTTACCAGCTAATTTAGAATTTCGTAGACATATACAGAAACGATATAATGAGGAATTACATCCAATTATAGAAAGACCATATCACACAGAAACCGTTCAGTATTATTGTGCTAAAGTACCACAGAAGATTTGGAATGTGGCTCCTGATGGTAGTGGTCATTCCTTAACAACACGCGATGATTTAATAGATTATTTGGCTAGTAAAAAGATACATACATCGGTTCATTTTAAACCACTTCATAAATATGCTCCATTATTACAGGATAGAGATTATCCTGTTGCTGATGTAGAGTGGTTAAAATTAATATCTTTGCCAGTTCATAGTGGAATGCTTGAAGAGGATATTGACTATGTAATCTATTGGGTTAATAAATACTTTGACGAGAGGGTTTAGTAATATTATGAGTAATTATAAAGATGGTATAGATTTTGTTGTAGTTAGTTATTGTAAACAAGATTATGTTAGGTTAATGGTTCTAAGTATTATGAAATTTTTTAAAGAAGTTCCATTCACGATTCATGTAGTTGTAAACTATTTGAATGAAAATGAGATAGCTCTTCATAAAGAAATGTTTAAAGATAACGATAAAGTAGTTGTCTTGAAAGGTGTTGATCAATCAACCACAACATTACATGGTAGTCAAGGTGAATTTACGCAAAGTGTACCAGATACGATTGGTTTAATTGATTCATGTAGTGTAGCTGCTGGTAGTCACTATGGTGCTACTGGAAATAACATTGGTATTTTGAGTGGAACTCGTAAATATGTTTGTGTTGTAGACCAAGATGCAATCTTTCTAGATAAATGTGCAGATGAATTAATGAAACTAGCAGATAAATATTTTTTTATATCTAATAGATGGGATCCTGGTAATATTTTCAGAGGTTTGATTGAAAAGGGAACTTGTGATGGTACATGGGAAGATGGTATAGCGAGAGTTATGTTATTCTTTTCAAAGAGAGATATATACGATGAGATACAATCAGAGAATTATGTGGAACGTGGTATATGGAGAGATAGTCCTTGGAATTGTGACTATAGGGATAATGCAGGTAATATGACATGGCACGCTAAACAAAAAGGATACGAATGGTTGATATTAAAAAACTCTTACAGAGATAGTTTCAGAAAAGATAATAATTTATGGAGAGAACATGTTCTTGACATAAAACATCCATATTCAGAACAATGTTGGGTAGGCAGTAAACCTATATTTTTTCATCATGGTCGAGGTGGTTATAGAAGGTTGGAAGATTTAAAAAACGAATGGATACTAAAAGTTGAAGACTATTTTAAAATTAAAAAATAAATTGTTTTTTGAAAAATTAATATATATTTATGTATATACAAAATAGGTTTTATTAAATGAAAAATGTTTTATTTTTAATTGCAGTTCCAAGTCAACACGAGTATTTAAATAAAAAACACGGTGGATTTAAGTATTTTCAGTATTCTATACCATCTTGGAAATATTGGTGTGAAAAGAATAACGTAGAGCTTTTCATATATGACAAACCATCAGACTCAGAACATATAAAGCATAAACCTACTTGGCAACGATGGTTCGATGTATTCGACCAATTGGATAATACTGGTATAGACTACGATAAAGTTGGTGTTATAGACGCCTCTACAATAGTAAGATGGGACACTCCAAACTTTTTTGATTTAGTTGGTGAGAATGAAGTTAACTGTTTTAGGTCTTTTGAAAATTTGAGATGGTTACATGAAGGAGTAAGTGGGTATAGTAATCTATTTAATAATTATAATTTTGACTTGACAAAATATGTTAGTTGTGGGTGGCAGATATTTGATAAGAATCATAGAAAATTTTTAGATACTGTTAAAGAATATTATTATACTAATTATGATAGCATTATGGAGTTACAAAACAACAAAGTTTCTCGTGGAACAGACCAACCGGTATATAACTATTTATTACAAATTCATAATATTAATGTGGTTCGTAAATTACCACCACCATTTATGTTAAATCATTTAAGTAGATTTGATTGGTTTTCTCATAATTGGCAACTAAATGAAGATAAAACACCATTTTTTATAAAGTATGGATATGTATGGTTTTTTAGTGGATTTCCACAACGAGGTGATAGAGAAGATATGATGAAACAAACTTGGGATGCTGTAAAGGGGCAATATAAATGAAAAATATAGTATTTATTCCAAATGTAAAAGGAACAGATGAGAAACGCTTACGCGAAGTTGCATATGATTTATCAGTAAAAAGTTGGAAGTATTGGTGTGAGAAAAATGGTTGTGAATTAGTTGTTATGAATGAACTTATTCATGACTATGATGAGATGAAAATAACTTGGCAAAGATATTATGTACTTGAAATATTAGAAAATTCTAATATTGAATATGACCAAGTGTTGATGGTAGATGCTGATACATTAGTACACCCAAATTGTCCTAATTTTTTTGAGATGACAGAACATAAGTATGTTGGGGTGCATAACTATGGTAGTTACGATTGGATACTCAGAAGTATAGAAAATTATAGTCATTACTTTTTTAATGGGAAGATGTTTCCATATTATGAATATATAAATGGTGGATTTCAGATTTTTAATAGAAAACATAAAGAGTTTTTAAAATCAGTTGTTCAGTTTTATTGGGATAATAAAGATAATTTACTTGAAGTACAAAACAAATTATTTAATGGTACTGACCAGACACCAATGAATTTTTTATTAAGAGAACATAATATTGATTTAAAAATATTACCTTATGAATTTAACATGCAAGACATGATGAGAGTTGAAGTTTTGGGGGCTGATATGTTACATACTAAATATGGATGGATATATCATTTTAACTGTGGCGTAAGACCACATCCTAGAGCTTGGATGGAAGCTACATATAAACATTTATTTGAAGGGAAGTGAGAATGGAAAAACAAGAAATATTAAAGGGAGCGATTGGGAAGTTAGATCCTGGTGGTAGATCAACGACTTCAGTTAAATTTAAATCAGATTTAATTGATTACTTTATGGATAAAAATTTAAATTCAGTACTAGAATTGGGAACATGGGGAGGCCATACTACAAGAATATTAAGTTATTTATTTAAAAAAGTTATAACAGTAGATATGCCCAATGAATTTGAACGTAGAATATTAGGATCAGGACAGGCAGCTGATATTAATAAGGATAGAGATAATATAACGTATACACCATTAGATTTATATAGAGATAATTGGAATTTTGAAGAACAAGATGTAGTATTCATTGATGCAGATCATTGTATGAACTCATGTATATCGGATATTGATAATTCATTAAAATTGGTATCTAATGGTGGTTACTTAGTTTTTGATGATTTTAGTAATCCTTCAGACGAATATGGTGTACGAAAATCGGTTAATCAATATATTGAAAGTGGAATTTTAGTCGCTGATAAGTTTATCGGAGAGGAAGATACTACAAGTTTTTTTACTCACACCGTGTCAGTTGATAAATTGAATGGGACTCCTGAGGGAGTTATTTGTAGGGTAGTTATATGAAAAAACAGTTTATTATTTGTGGTTGGCATATGAATCAAGATAGTTTAATTGATGGCCTTAATGATATACAACAAAGAGATGATGTAGATGTATTTTGGTCATGTCACCGAGAACCAACAGATAAAATAAAAGAAAATTTTGAACACAAAGAGTTTTTTAATGGTGCAGAAGAAATGGGTGCATATCAACAAGCTATATCTTATTTGAATTTAGAAGATGATACCATATTATTTTGTATGCATGATGATATGATAATACATGATTGGGAATTTGTTGAAGAGTGTATTAAAAAATTAGATGAAGGATATGTTGTGGTGGGTAATGGATACAATCCAGGTCATTCATCCAATCCATCAGAACCTGCATTTCCTGGTTGGGACCCATCACATATTATACCAGTAGGTATTACAGAAGAATTTGATAACAAACGAAGATTGGATTATGTATATCCAAAAAATCAGCATTATTTTGAAGGGGAATTACCAATGCAACATGTGAGAGTAAGTTTTATGTGTGTTAGATATAGTGATATGTTAACTATAGGTGGATTTGAACCTAGAGATGAAGCATATGTGTCACCACTCGATGGTAATTATAGGGATAACGTTGGATTAGGATCTTTTGGTAATCTGTTTCCGATGTTAACTATGTACAAAATAAATAAGGTGTTTGGTTGGAAATCTATTACCTGGTTATCTAATTCTTTTAAGGGTTCAAAGTATATTACTGAATTGTTTAGAGGGGGTTAAGATGAAATTAGAAAATAAATATATAATTGGAACACATATAATGTTCTATGAAATTGATATGGTTAAAGAACACGTGCAGAGTATTATTAATGCTATTGAAACGGTGGATAATAAGAAAAATATTACAGTAGATTTATTCTATAATATTTCAGAATATTTTGAAAAGATAAACACAGAGGAAGTATCTAAAGATAAACTGATAGATAAGTTTAAGTCTTTAGTCACATCACTTGAAAATACTGGATGTAATGTTACATATAAAATATATGAAGATAATGATAAACCAATAACAATGGTTGATTATAGACGAGATTTAAATTACTTTGGTTGTGTCGATAACGATTATGTAATATGGGGAGAGTCAGACGCTTTATTACCTAAAGAGGCTTTTAGTACATTAGAAGTAGTTAAAGGTTATGGTAATGAGAATAATATACACAGATATGTAGTAACTTTTGCTCTAAGAAAAATGTGGGATGATTCTTGGAAATCATTAGAACATAATGATTTTACAGATAAACAATATTATGAAACTGAGTTACCAGACGGTTCAAGAAATGAAAAGGCATTTACAGAACCACATAGTATTAGATATACAATGTCAGTTGACGAGATGAATGATATAAATAGTAGAGCTGAAGAATTAGATTTAAGAATATTGAGACAACCACAATTTGATGGTTCTATTCTTGTATTAAGTTCAGATTTGATAAAGAATGGTGTAAATGTACCTAGATGTATATTAGGGCATGCGGTTGATGATACTAGTGTGATGTGGAGTTGTTCTCAGATAATGGGTGATGCTTATGTACAGTTTGTAGTGAAGAACATTTTAAAAGTACATAATAGAAATCATCCAATAAAAAGAAAGTATTGTTTACAGATGGAAGGTGATAGGGTTTGTACTCAAGAAAAAGGTCCTAATCAGAGGGGTGATTGGTATACCAATTTAAAACAACTTGCTAATCAAAACTTATCTGTATTTGGTAAGTCTCAAAATAGATTTAATACATATAAAGATTTTACAAAAATAATGGAGAGTGAATAAATGAAAAGAGCATTAATAACAGGTATTAACGGAATGGATGGTAGTCATCTTGCTGATTTCTTATTAGAAAAGGGATACGAAGTGTATGGTATGGAAAGAAGAACCTCATATCCAAACAGATTAAATACAAAACATTTAGAGGGTAAAATAACTTTTATTAATGGTGATTTATCAGACCAAAATTCAATAAGTAGATGTATAAAAGAATGTGATCCTGATGAAATATATCATTTGGCTGCTCAATCATTTGTTGGAGAAAGTTGGAATACACCTGAACAAACAGGTGATGTAACAGGTCTTGGTGCCCTAAGAATGTTGGAAGCTATCAGAGAGTATGGTAAAGAGATTAAATTTTATCAAGCATCAACATCTGAAATGTTTGGTAGAATGGTAGAGAATCCAGCAAAAGAATCAACACCTTTCTATCCACGCTCACCTTATGGTGTTGCTAAACTTTATGGTCATTGGATAACAAAGAACTACAGAGAATCATATGATATGTTTAATGTTAGTGGTATTCTTTTTAATCATGAATCTGAACGTAGAGGTATTGAATTTGTAACTCGTAAGATTACTGATGGTGTTGCTAAAATAAAACTTGGTTTATCGGATTACATAACACTAGGTAATTTAGATTCAAAAAGAGATTGGGGTTACGCTCCTGATTATGTAGAATGTATGTGGTTGATGATGCAACAAGATAGTCCTGATGATTATGTTATTGCTACCGGCAAAGCTTATAGTATAAGGGAATTTTTAGATGTTGCTTTTAGTTGTATTGACATTCAAGATTGGAGTAAGTATGTTAAACATGATTTGAGATATATGAGACCTGCTGAAGTGGATGTCTTATGTGGTGATTCTAGTAAAGCAAGAGAAAAATTAGGATGGACACCGAGAACATCATTTGACCAAATGGTTTCAAAAATGGTTGCAAACGATATAAAATTATTATCATAATGGGATATATATTACCAGAAATATACCAATCAATTTGTCAGGAACATGATGTAACTTTACCTAAAGTATTTGTTGAAACGGGTACTTTTATGGGAGGAGTTCCACATAGAATGTTAGAGACAAATGGTAACTTCAATCCTTTTGATAAGTTATATACAATAGAACTTGGTGAAGAAATATGCAAGGTAGCATCTAAAAGATATAAGTTGTTTATGGAACACACCGGTGATTTATCAGAGTTTGATTTTCATACGAATAAAAAGGATGAATCCTTTAGTGGTAGTGAATACTACTTTGATAATAAGTTAAAGTTAATATGTGGAGACTCCCCAGAGATGTTAAAGAGTCTGTTATCGGAATTAGATGAACCTGTTTGTTTTTGGTTAGATGCGCATGCTGGGGCATCAAAGTATAGCAGAGGTGATGATGACGTTCCATTGATAAAAGAATTAAGTACAATAGCTAAACATCATGTTAAAAATCATATTATAGGAATAGATGATGCCCATTTGTTTGGACAAAAACAGTATGATTCTAATGGTAATATGGTATGTGATTATAGTGAAATTACATTAGACAAGGTAAAGAGCTTGCTATTAGATATAAATCCAAATTATGACATAGGTATATATAAACCATATAACATGGAAATGGTACTGGCAATATGAGAATATTAGTATTTCATCAACCCTGGCCAATGGGTAACTATAAACTAAATGTAGCAGTTGCAGATAAACTCCAATCCGAAGGGCATGATGTATATGCATTAGAACAATTAAATGGTAATCTTGCTACACGAGAATATGTACAGCAAATTCTTGATATGGATTTTGATTTAGTGTATTATGAGATGTTAGATAAAGAAACATTTAAGATAATAGAACAACTAAAATGTCAACGAATACTACTACACGCCTCTGGTGGAGTGTTGATAGATTATGATGCAATTCTTGATTATAAAGGAAAATGGTATGATAAAATATTCACAGGTTCGAAAATCATGTTTGAAAAATTTAAAAAAAATGGAATAGTTTCGGAACATTATCAATATTATCATTCTGCTATCAAAGAAGAAGAAAAACAATTTGATGAAAAATATGATCATAACTGTGTATTTTTAGGAATGGGATTTAATCGATTAACAGATTCTCAATATAATTTGGAACGAGAAATATTCTTTAAGGAACAACCATTTGAATTTGATGTGTATGGTAATGGGTGGGGGGAATTTACCCATTGGCGAGGATTATTACCACCATTGGATATTGGGAGATTATATTCATCTGCAAAATGTGCTATTGGAATTATAGCAAAAGGACAACGAGAACATGGTATGATAAATAATCGATATACGGAAATGTCGGTTTGTGAATGCCCTATCATAACTTATAATTATGACACGATTGATTGGTATGGTGCAGAAAAATATTTGAATTTCGTTTCATCAGCTGATGAGTTAAATGATATGGTAATTGCTATAAATAATAACCACGAAGAATACAAAGTTAAATCAAAAGAACTAAATAAATTTATGATTCAGAAAGATAAAGAGTTTTTTGGAAAATTAAATATATTGATAAATAAGGAGTATTAATGAAAATATTAATAACAGGTGGTACAGGAACAGTTGGTAAAGCTCTTATCAAATTAAATGACAATGAGTACATCAATGTCAGTAGAAACGAAGAGAAGATAGCTGAACTAAAACGAGAACATCCAGAGGTAAAGTCTTATGTGGGTAATATAGAGGACAAAGGACTATTGTTACGAGTATTTAAGGACGTTAAACCCGATGTAGTAGTTCATGCAGCTGCTATGAAACATATTGATTTGATGGAGACTAATCCTATTGCTGGCTGTAACATAAATGTGATGGGTAGTTTGAATGTGGTTGAGGCTAGTATAATAAATGACGTTCCAATCACAGTTGGTATCAGTACAGATAAAGCTTGTTTGGCTGAGAGTGTTTATGGGGCTTCAAAGTATCTGATGGAACGAGTGTTTATGAATAGTAATAATGACAATGCTAATAGATTTGCATTAACTAGATTTGCTAACGTAGCTCACAGTAATGGTTCAGTATTACCATTTTGGTTAAAGTTAAAATCAGAGGGTAAACCACTAAAGCTTACGGATCCTGATATGAACAGATTGATATTCACACAAGAAGATGCGGCACACTTAATCAACAGAACTATCAAATGGACACGGGATCATGGTGGTGGGTTTGTTAACTCATATAAGATGAAATGTATTAATATGTTAGATTTAGCTATGTTTATAGCTAATGAAGAAGTACCTATTGATATAGTAGGAAAAAGACCAGGCGAAAAGACTAATGAAGATTTGATTAGTGAAAGGGAAATAAATAGAACCTATATACATGGTGATGATATTCATATTCGTATGGAAGAGAATGAAGGCGCTGATAGATTAACAGAACCATACAATTCAAAGTCGGCTGAGATGATGACAGAAGAAGAAATAAAGGAATTGGTGTGGGGTTAAAAGATTATAAGATAGTCTGGTTCACCGAAGGTGGTTGGCAAGGCAAGGTTGGATTAGATAATCCTAATATGAGGAATGATGTATCTACGATGTATACAGTAGGAGCTGAACATTACCCTATCTTTCAGATACCACAAGTACTACAGCACTTTGGTGAGAATCACTTTGATTTTGGTATTGTAACTCTACCCAAAACAAATACAGAAGAACTAATGAAGTTTGATATGATGGGCGACTTAAAGAAGTTATGTAAGAAAACTATTTCAATGCAAGAAGGACCACATTGGTTATTTCAAGACTATACTATGGAACAACAGATTTGGTGGTATAATGCTCTTACAGAGTTTGATATGTTATTTGCTCATAATAATAAGGATGTGAAATACTATAAAGGTTTGACGAATAAACCTGTTCATAAGATGCCAACACTAATGTTAGCTGAAAGGTTGGGTATTGAATCGAATAGAGGAAAAAATGACTCAGTTATAATCGGTGGTAATATGGTTAGATGGTATGGTGGATTTGATTCTTATATAGTAGCTCAAGAGTTTGGAGTACCAATATCAGCCCCATCAATGGGTAGAAAGATTGACAGAGAAGATGAGATGGATATAAATCACTTTCCTTATATGACTTGGGTTGAGTGGATAAATAACTTAGGTAAATTTAAGTATGGGGTTCATCTGATGCCAACACATGCGGCTGGTACATTTACATTAAATTGTGCTTTTCACGGCATACCTTGTATTGGGTATAAGGGATTGGATACACAAGAAGAGTTACATCCGTTGTTATCAGTAGATGATGGGGATATGGAAACGGCTATGAAATTGGCTCGTAGGTTAAAGGATGGTCAATTTTATGAAGAGTGTAGTATAATGTGTAGAGAGAATTATGAGAGTTCATTATATATAGAAGAAAGGTGTACTGAATATTTAAGTTTAATATTTGAGGATTTAATAAATGAGTAAAATTGCAATAATAGGTTATGGTTATGTTGGAAAGGCTATGAAAAAGTTCTTTGAAAACCATTACGAATTAGTTATCTACGATCCACCAGCAGGATATAAAACAACTAAAGCTGAAGTTAATGAATGCGATGTTACATTTGTTTGTGTACCAACACCGAAAAGTGAAGATGGTAGTTGTGATATTTCTATAGTAGAAGAATCTGTTAGATGGGTTGATACAGAATTGATTATTATAAAATCTACGGTTGAGGTTGGAACTACTAAAAGATTAAGCAAAAAGTTTAATAAAGATTTAGTTTTTTCACCGGAGTATATAGGTGAATCTACATATTGGACTCCATATAAATTTCATCAAAATATGAAAGAAACACCGTTTTATACTTTTGGCGGTAATAAAGAAACTTGTAGTAAAGTTATTGATTTATTTTTACCAGTTACAGGACCCTGTAAAAGATATATTACAACAGATAGTACGTCTGCGGAAATGGCAAAATATATGGAGAACGCTTTTTATGCTACAAAAATAGCTTTTTGTAATGAGTTATATGATATATGTAAAGCGTCTGGTGTTGATTGGAATGAAGTTAGAGAACTGTGGCTGGCCGACCCAAGAATACATCCAATGCATACAGCTGTATTTAAAGAGAAAAGGGGATTTGGTGGTAAGTGTTTACCTAAAGATACGTTAGCGTTAAGTAAGATAGCAGAAAAGGGAGGGACACAATCAGATTTACTGAAAGGTGTTCTGAGTTCTAATAATAAAGTTAGGGAAGATAATGGATAAAGTTATAAGTTTCATCCAACCCAGTAGGAACAACCTACGTTATTTAAAGTGGTCTTACAATAGCATCAGAAAGAACTTAGGTTACAGGCACGAGATATGTTGGGCTGACGATTTCTCTGATGACGGAACTTGGGAATGGATGCAAGAGATTGCTGAAAAAGATAAAAATGTACGGATAATAAGAAATAGTGGACCAGATAGGTTAGGGCACACTATACTGTATGATAGGTTAGTGGAGTTAGCTACAAGTGATATCATAATGATTTATCACGCTGATATGTACGCCTGCCCTAATTTAGATACAGAGATACTTAAACATTTAGAACGAGGTAAAGTAGTTAGTGCAACCCGCATTGAACCACCACTACATCCGGATGGACCTGAGAAGATATTAAAAGATTTTGGGATTGAACCAGAAGAGTTTGATGAACACGGATTATTGAATTTTATATCAGACTTCGTTGGAACAAGAGAAGATGAAACAACTGAGGGTATATTTGCTCCGTGGGCTATGTATAAGGATGACTTCTTAGCCATCGGTGGACATGATCCTTTATATGCTCCACAATCAAAGGAAGATTCGGATATATTCAACAGGTTTGTATTGGCTGGATATGATTTGATTCAGACTTGGAAAGGATTAGTCTATCATATGACTTGTAGAGGCAGTAGATTTAAGGATGGTGCTCTTCGAAATCCAGCGGGACAAGTCTTTATGAAAGGTAGGGAGAGTAGTGAGTGGTTAGCACAAAACCTCCGTAGCACCCGTAATTTCATCCGTAAATGGGGACATATGGTTAAACATGATGAACTGA